CCTGCATCTAAGGCTCCGTCTGCAAGTATGACGGCTGCAACTTATGCTTTTAATCATTCATCAACTTTGTCTGATGATCAAACAATTAGTAATGCAGTATTAGCAGGACCAGTTACAGTAACTGGAACTCAAACAATAACAGGAACGGTAGTAGTAGTTTAATGTCAAAGATAGAAGTAAATGAAGTAGATAAACAAACAGGATCCACTCTTACAATAGGTGGCTCTGGAACTACTGTACAATTAGGAACTGGTGCTAGTCAAACAGGTTTTGGAAGAACAGGAACTGTTGATTGGCAAACATCAATTAAAACTTCAAACTTTACAGCATCATCTGGAGAAGGATATTTTTGCAATACAAGTGGTGGAGCATTCACTCTAACTTTACCAAGTTCACCAAGCGCGGGTGATATTGTATCATTTTCAGATTATGGACAAACTTTTGATACAAACAGTTTAACAGTTGGTAGAAATGGATCTAATATTGCTGGAGTAGCAGAGGACTCAGTGATAGATACGGAAGGTATTGCGATTACTTTAGTTTATGCGGATGCTACTAAGGGTTGGATTGTAACTGAATCAGGATTACAAAATGAAGCTCCAAAAGCATCATTTGTTACTGCAACTGGAGGAACAGTTGCAACTGTTTGCACAAATTTTAAAGTCCACACATTTACAAGCCCAGGAACTTTTTGTGTATCGTGTGGTGGTAATTCTGGAGGGTCAAACACAGTAGATTATTTTGTAGTTGCTGGAGGAGGTGGAGCCTCTGGAGATATTGGTGGTGGCGGTGGCGCAGGAGGTTTTAGATTATCTAATTCAACTTGTATGCCAGGTCCTCAAACTTCACCATTGGCAACACCAACTGCTTTACCAGTCTCATCACAAGCTTACCCAATAACAGTTGGAGCTGGAGGAGCAGGTTCTCCTTCAGGTAATGCTCCAAGCACAGCTAGTAGTCCGGGAAGTAATTCTATATTTTCAACAATAGTATCTACAGGTGGTGGTGGATCAAGTGCCTCAGCTTTTTGCTGTGCAACAGGACCAGATAGTGGAAATGGTTTACCTGGAGGTTCTGGAGGTGGTGCAAAAAGAGCTAAAGGACACACGGGGGGAACAGGTAATACTCCTTCAGTAAGTCCTCCTCAAGGTAATAATGGAGGAAGTAGTGTAGGAACTGCACCAGGACCAGCTTTTTCAGCTGGAGGTGGTGGAGCAGGAGCTGCTGGAGGATGTGGGCAAGGAGGTTCTCCAGGACCAGCTTCAGGTGGCGGTGGTGTAGGTTCGTTTGTAGTAAGTGCAGGTTTTGCAGGTTGTAACGGAACAACTGGACCTGTATCAGGTGCTAGATATTTTTCAGGTGGCGGTTCAGGTGGAGGTAGCTCTGGTGCAGGAGATCGACCGACTTCAGGAACAGTAGGAGGCGGTGGAGGATCAAATTCTGGAGATTCTGGACCAAACGGAGATCCTGGTGATGCTAACACTGGAGGTGGTGGTTCAGCCGGTGGTAATGATAGTTCAGGTGGAACTGGAGGTAGCGGAATCGTAATAATAAGGTATAGGTTTCAATAATTATGACAAGTACAATTAAAGTAAATACAATACAAAACACATGTGGAGCAGACATCATAAAAGAGTCTGGCAACACAATAACTATTGGTGCATCTGGAGATACAGTAACTTTAGGATCTGGTGCATCACAATCAGGTTTTGGTAGAGCAGGAACTGTAAACTGGCAAACAACTATTAAAACAGGTGATTTTACAGCAGCATCTGGAGAGGGTTATTTTGTAAACACTACAAGTGGAGCAGTAACAATGACACTACCTAGTTCTCCAAGTGTTGGAGATATTGTTGCAGTTAAAGATTATGCAAATACTTTTGACACAAATAATTTAACTATTGGAAGAAATAGTCAACCTATTTCAGGTGAAAATATAAATGCAGTTATTTCAGTTGAAGGTCAAGCTATAACTTTAGTGTATGGTGATGCAACAAAAGGTTGGCAATCAGTATACGCATCAACCGAAGCAGACTTACCTAAACCTAGTTTTATATCAGCCACTGGTGGAACAACATCAACAACAAATTGTGGGGCGTGTAAAGTGCATACATTTACAGGTCCTGGAACTTTTTGTGTCTCATCACTATCAAATACTCCTGCTAATAATCAAGTTTCTTACATTGTAGTTGCAGGTGGTGGTGGAGGTGGTTTTGACCAAGGTGGTGGTGGAGGTGCTGGAGGATTTAGAGAGGATAAATCTCCTGTCACACCTTACACAGCTAGTCCTTTGGATGGTGCAGGAAATATAACAGTTACAGCAACAGCATTTCCAATAGCAGTTGGAGGTGGTGGTGCAGGAAGAACAAGTGGACCAACTTCAACAGGAGCGTCTAGAGGAGTCGCTTCTACTTTTTCAACAATAACCTCTGCTGGTGGCGGAGGTGCAAATGGTTTGAATTCTGGAGGAGTTTCCCCAACTGGACCTGGAGGTTCAGGAGCCGGTGGAGGTGGAGCTAACAACGGTAGTACACCATCTGTAGGACAAGGTGGAACAGGAAATACTCCCCCTGTATCACCAGCACAAGGAACTAATGGAGGAAACGGTGCTGCTGGTTCAGGACCAGGTGGTGGCGGAGCAGGTGGCGGAGCCACTACTGCAGGCGCAGCTTCTCCTAGTGCAGGAGTAGGGGGTGCAGGAGGAGCAGGAGCAACAACAAGTATTACAGGAAGTCCAACAGCATATGCTGGCGGAGGTGGAGGAGCAGGTGCTGGAGGATCACTTGTACCTGGCGCCGGAGGAACTGGTGGTGGTGGATCGGGAAATACGTGCAGTGGAGGTGGAGCCAATGGAACAGCCAACACTGGTGGTGGTGGCGGTGGTGGACAATTACCCGGATTTAATGGTGGTAGTGGAGTTGTAATAATTAGATATAAAATTGGATAAGTAAATTATGAGTGAAATAAAAGTAAATAAATTAACACCAAGAACAAATTGTGGAACAGTCACATTAGGAGATAGTGGAGATTCGTTTACAATTCCTTCTGGTGTAACAATTACAAACAATGGAACACAAACAGGTTTTGGTAGAACAGGAACTGTTGATTGGGACACAACTCCAAAAACAACAACTTTTACTGCTGTATCTGGAGACGGTTTTTTTGCAAATACGACAGGTGGCGCATTTACAATGAATTTACCTGCAGGTTCTGCAGGTGCGATAGTTTCAGTTGCAGATTATGCAGCGACTTGGAATAGTAATGCTTTAACTGTTTCACCAAACGGATCAGACAAAATTGGTGGAGTAAATGCAAATGTAGTTTTAGATACTCAAGGTCAATCAGTTACATTTATCTTTGTTGATTCAACACAAGGCTGGATTAATGTTCAAGATTCAACAAGTAATGAAAGAGCTAGAGCTTTTATAACAGCCACAGGTGGAACTGTAACAGAATCTGGTGATTTTAAAATTCACACATTTACTGGTCCAGGGACTTTTTGTGTATCTCAAGCTTCAACGATAGCAGCAGAAAACACAGTAGGTTATTTAGTAATCGCTGGAGGTGCATCTGGTGGAGTTGGTGGAAGTAACGTTACAGGTGGTGGAGGTGGTGCAGGTGGTTATAGAGAAGGTAAAAATACGCCTATAGATAATTTTACAGGATCACCATTAATAGCAAGTGCACCAACAAATGCGGTTACAATTTCTGCAACAGCATTTCCAATAACAGTTGGTGCTGGCGGTGCAGCAGCAGGTCCTGGTGATGCTTCAGGTAACCCAGGTAGTAATTCAATTTTTTCAACTATCACATCACACGGTGGTGGAGGTGGAGGTGGTAATGGTTCAGTAGGTTTTGCTGGTGGTTCCGGAGGTGGTGGACAAGAATCTGATGGTCCAGGATACGCAGGAAATACACCCCCTGTTAGTCCCCCACAAGGACAACCAGGTGGAACAGGAAGTGAAAGTGGAAACTCCTCTGGAGGAGGAGGTGGAGCTGGAGGAGCTGGTTCTAATCCAACAGCGGGCACTGGAGGACCTGGAGTGGCAAGTTCAATAACAGGCTCACCAGTAACAAGGGCTGGTGGTGGAGCTTCAAACGGAGGAGCTGGTGGACCAGGAGGCGGTGGAGAGTCAGGAGGTTCCCCATCTTATCCACGTGGTAGTGATTCAGCTGGCGGTAATGGCACTGCTAATACTGGTGGTGGAAGTGGTGCTGCAATGGCTACACACACATCAGGAACAGGAGGTTCAGGAATTGTAATAATAAGGTATAAATTTCAATAGTTGAATGGTAATTAATTTTAATATATAAGGAGAAACATTATGGCACATTTTGCAAAACTAGGAGCTAACGGAAAAGTTATTCAAGTATTAACTTTAGATAATAAAGATATGCTGAATGCTGATAACGTTGAAGATGAAGCAGTAGGTCAACAATATTTAGAGACACACAACAACTGGCCTGCACAGATGTGGATTCAAACTTCTTATAACACACAGGGTAATCAACATAAATTAGGTGGTACACCTTTTAGAGGAAATTATGCAGGTATAGGTTTTGAATGGGATGAAGATAATAATATCTTTTGGCCTAAATCACCTTTTGCATCTTGGGTAAAAGATATTGCTACTGCAACTTGGAAATCTCCAATTGGAGATGCTCCAGCACTTACTGCAGAACAAACTTCACAAAATGAAGCTGGTACACATTCTTGGTCTTATGTTTGGAATGAATCAGGCCAGTCTTGGGACTTGACAGACGCATTAGCATAAATTAAAAAGGTATGTGGTATGCGAAAGAAAGTATTATCTGAAACAGCATTATATTATGGTGATGTGGCAATGCCTAAAGATTGGGACATTGACCGAGATAAATTACAATCAGACATTTTAAAATCAGTAATTCAAAATAAAGATTTTCCGTTTTCAAGAACTTGGGATATGTTGAGTACATATATCCGAGATCACGTTAGTCTTGAGTACAACATTAATCTAGTAAACAAAGAAACGTGGGGCAATATGTATAAGCCTCAAGAAACTACAATTCCATTATTAAATATAGATCCTGTGGATTTGCGGAACTCTCCTGACTATACGTTATTATATGGTGTAAAAGTTAAAGACTGTATAGTTCGAATACATTATGAAGATAACAGACGTAAAGGCCGGTCTTGGGACATACCGCTTAAAAACAATATGTTTATTATGTTTCCATCAACTAATATGTATTACCTAACCAATAATCAAAAGGATAGTTTAAATTTTGTACAAACTATAACTTATGAATATATCTAATTATTATTGGTATTTTAGTGGTGTATTAACACCTAGATTCTGTGACGATGTAATACAATATGCATTGCAGCAGAAAGAGGTATTAGCTAGAACCGGTGGATATGATAAAAAAGAATTATCAAAAGAAGATGTAAAAAATATACAGAAAAAAAGAAAGTCTGATCTAGTATGGCTTAATGATACCTGGATATATAAAGAATTACATCCTTATGTGCATGAGGCAAATAGAAATGCAGGTTGGAATTTTGACTGGGAAAGATCAGA